ATTGGCAAGACTTCAAGTGTAACGTCCACATCTCCGGTAGACAAGGTCCAGCCGGTATCATCAACGTCCTTCCAAGACTGTCTCCAGAAGCACGAAACTGTATTACTATTGAGAACGACGAAATGTCGTGGGGCATCGACGCAAGCCTCGAACTTGCCGACCACCTCGCACTCGTACTTGACATACACCATCACTGGGTCAATAGTGGAGAATACATTCAACCCACCGACGATAGATTTAGTCGCATAGTAGACAGTTGGCGTGGTGTGCGTCCTGTTATTCATTACTCAGTTTCACGAGAGGACGTTTTGGTTGATTTTCCAAAAGACAAGAAACCTAACATGGATTTTCTTTTACTTGAAGGATACAAGAAACAGAAACTTCGTGCCCATAGCGATTATATGTGGAATGATGCCGTAAATGAATGGGCTCTAACATTCCGTGACTATGCTGACATAATGGTAGAAAGCAAGGCTAAAAACCTAGCAAGTATTAAACTTTTTGAATCAATTCCTGAATATAATTTACTTGACATTTGATAATAATTTTGCTATAATATAACTAAATTAACAGGCAAAGAAAGAGGCTTATATGTCAAAAAAGACCCAAACATGGACACCCTACTTCAGTATTCACGATATTTTTGAAGTTTATCCAAACATTGATCCAAAAACTAGAGAAGTTATTAGAGCAGACGGAACCAAAGGTCCTAAGATGCCCGATGGTGGCGTTAGATTGAGATTTACAGGCGAAGTTCCTAATTGGTATGCACAGCGTGAAAAAGTCTATCAAGAAGAGTTTGGACCGTTAACTAGCAAGAATCCAAATCCCCTCGAGCATTTATTACAAAACAAGGACGACATTTTTGGAGGACTTTATTGTTATGCTGATTCTTTTTTTGAACCATATGATGGAAGTGGATACATTGGTATAGGAACCAGTGGAAGGATGAGTAAAAAGAACGGTAATGATCCTTTTGGTTGTGGTAGTCTTAGTAGAATATGGAAACACGTTCTTAAGGTTCTAGGTCGAAATGATTCATGTAATATCAAATTAACAGGAGGCTGGAAGGTACACAAGGAATTAAGAAATGCCAGCCAAGGTGATCCTCTTGCAAGAGATGCAAAATTTAGTTTTTATATCGATTATGATAGTGATCAAAAAACGCTTGGAGATTATGAAAGTGCCATGCAAGAACATAGACTAGGAAAGTATGGATCGAAATTTCCAATCAACGAATTACCTGCAAGTGTGCTTACTAAATTTCAAAGGCTTCCTATATGATTGACCACTTTTATTCTACAATTTGTTCCGGGGTCATAAATATTATTCCAATGGGAGATAACAAATGACAGTACAGGCACAAACAAATAAAATATTAATTGAAAATAAAATTGGTAGAAAAATGTGGGTATGGGATTCTGATTCTTTCTATACACAAAGATTGCAAGCAGGTCCTTATCAAAAACAAAATCTATTACACTTAAGAAAACTATGTCCTAATCCGAGAACCATATTGGACATCGGAATGAACATAGGCATGAACACTTGGGAATATGCAACATTTGCCAAAGATGTGCATGGATTTGAACCGGTTCCTGAGACATACAAAGTTGCTGTTGATAATATTGCACTTAACAAAAATGATTATAGAAAAGATGTTGGATGGTGGCCGCAGGATGGTTCCTATGCAAGTTTAGAAGTAACAGGTAACATACAAACATATAATGTTGCACTTGGGCCTCATGGCGGACCAAGTAAGGTAGAGATGCACATTAAAAAGAATGACGGACATAATAGAGTAGCCAATGATAACGGTGATTTTAAAACAGTATCAGGAAAAGATATTAAACGCAACGAAGGATATGCAAGGGTAGAAATAGATCAAAAAACTCTTGATTCATACAACTTTCAAGATGTTGATATCATTAAAATTGATGTAGAAGGATATGAATTGCCGGTTTTAGAAGGAGCAACAAAAACTATTGAAGATAATAGACCAATTGTCCAGATCGAGTGTGTTGAAATACAACCAAGAGCATTCGGCAGAACAATTCAAGAACTATTTGACTATTTTAATGATAGAGATTATGTTATTACAACCGCCGACGGAATTGTAAGAGGTCCTGAATGGTGTTACGTTAAAAAAATGATGGACAGATTTATGATTCCTGCTGAGAGAACAGATTTATACACTTTACCAGAAGATCAACCTGTAAATAATCTCTTCGAGCAAATTTAGCATAAATACACTAGATGTTAAAAGAACTAAAAGATTTTATATCAGAAGCAGAATCCTCAAGACCTACGCTAGTTCTTGAAAAATTGCCATACGATAGAACTGCTCTTGCGCCAGTGATGAGCAAGGAAACTATTGATCTTCACTATGGTGTTCTGTCAAAAGGTTACGTTGATCGCTTTAATAATAAGGAAGGTGATGACGATTTTAATTTTGGCGGAGCAACACTTCATAACATGTATTGGGCGACACTACAACCGCCAAGCACCGCTAATCGACCAACAGGTGCAAGTGAAGAATTAATTAATAATAAATTTGGATCATACGAAAAATTCAAAGAAGAATTCATATCTAAAGCCAAATCATTACAAGGCAGTGGTTGGTGCTACATGGATGTAAAAGGCAATATAGCCACACTTCCTAACCAAGCATTTAAGAAAACAATGCGAATAGCACTTCCAATTGATATGTGGGAACACTCGTATCTACTAGATACAAGCAAGGACAAATACCTTGATGGGATCTGGAGAATCATAAACTGGTCAATAGTAAACGATAGACTACAAGGAGAATAATATGTTTACGTGGTTAAAAAAGATTTTCGTGCCAGCAGAAACTACTGAGCCTTTGGTGCTCGATAAACCTGTTGTTATGAAAAAAGCAGAACTAACAAAGATGTCAAAGAAAGAACTAGAACAACTAGGTAGAGCTCATGGCATTGAGTTAGACAGACGATTAACTAAAACTAAATTAGTTAATCAAATTTGGAAAGAAGTTAGACCTAAAAAATAAGGAGACTAATATGTTAGATAAATTTAAAGGTTGGGTAGCAAAACGTTTCACAGAAAGAACATCGTGGGACGGAGCAGCACTGATCGCACTAGGTATCGTTGTGCTGATCGCTAAACCACTAGCAGGCATTCTTGCGTATGCAGCAATCGCATACGGTGCTTGGACAATCTACAAGAGTGAATAATGGCCGACGTAGTCAATCTTACAGATTCGGCTAGAAGGCACATGGAAAGCCTTATTGAGAAGCAGGGCCAGCCTATCGTCAGACTTCAGGTCAAGGGCGGTGGCTGTGCCGGCTTTCAATATGAATGGAAGATGTCAGACTCTAAGGAATTTGATGACGAAACAATACAATTATCAAACGGTGAATTTGCAATAGACAGTGCCAGCATGCTATACGTAATAGGTACTGAAATAGACTATGTGGAAGAAGTGTTTGGTTCCTACCTACAGATTAAAAATCCTAACTCAACATCCAGTTGCGGTTGCGGCGAAAGTTTCGCAGTTTAATATTTAGAAATAGTTAGATCGCTACCAGCAGGCATATCCCATATCTGCTTATTTTCAACTCCCTTGCGTTGGGCAAATCTCTTGGCATCACAATCACCACAGACATGGAAAAAATTATTGTTTAATCGGGCTCTGCTTATCTTTTTTAGATCCCTGGTAAATACACTGTCACAGTTATCACAACGGAGTTCTACTATGGTTTTAACACGATTATACTTGTGTTCCTTTCCCAACTTACTCCTTCGTGTGTGTTCTGTTTTAACTTTTTTAATGCCTAAAAACATAGTTATATTTACTATTTTACATTAGGCTTATAGAATTATTTGATAAATATTAGAGCAAAGAGGACCTTTCAGGGGATAAAATGGCAAGAAAAGTAATTGATGTTGGTGTTGTTGGAAATGACGGAACCGGTGATAGTATCCGTGATTCGTTTACCAAGGTAAACGACAACTTTAGAGAATTATACAGTTCACTAGGACTGGGCGAAAGATTAACCTTTCTAGGACTGGACGACACTCCATCCAATTTTGTTGGACAAGAAGCCGCAGTTGTAGCAGTTAACGATACCACAGACGGACTGCAATTTAAACAAATTACAGGTGGTACAGGTGTATTAGTAGATACTACATCTAATTCAAACCAAATTATTGTTAGCACAAAATTTTCTGAGATATCAGGAGATCCTTCACCACAGTTAGGTGGAGATCTGTCTGTACAATCAGGCGGTACTACTTATAAGATCAAGGACCTTGCTACTCCTACTGAAGACACTGAAGCAGCAAATAAATCATACGTAGACACAAAAATTTCACGTGCAGGTGTAGATGCTATTGATCCTGCAACGGGTATCACCCAGTCAGCATTTGGAACCATGAGTGGACCATTAATACTTTCTCGTTCACCTGAACCAGATGACGATGAAAGATTTGACGGATTGATTGCTGCAACTAAGGCATACGTTGACGGATCATCTTTCGGTTCAAGTGTTAATCTGTATGTTGCGACATCAGGACAGGATGATCGTCCTGGTGTTTCTGAAGCATTACAAGGAAGAGCACTTGCATATGCATACAGGTCAATCGAAGCAGCCTGTAGGAAAGCAGAGGAAGTACTACTAGAATCCAATGATGATATTGGTCCTTATGAGAAAAAATTAACATACGATAACGGATCAAAAAGCGTAGAACTTGCAGACATTATAACTTCTCCAATATCCGGTATAGGGTTTGTTGGAACTGCAAGGATGAGCGTTGACACAATATCAATAAACAGTATTGGAACAAACTACCAAGCAGGTGACATAATAGAACTTGCCGGCGGAACGGGAGATCCGGCAAGATATGAAGTCCTTACAACAGTGACCACACCAGGAGCAATTGTTACATTTAGGCAGTTGTCATCTGGTAACTATACAGCATTACCAGGATCAAGTAATGTTGCAACCACAACAGATAGTGCATTTGGTAGCGGTGCAACATTTAATGTTACCTACAAGGTTAATAACGTAACCATTACTAATGGTGGTAGTGGACACAGTTTGGTTTCCGTTCGTATTACTGGTGGAGGCGGAAGTGGTGCTTTTGGTATTGCAACCGTAACTGGTGGTGTAATCACTGACATTGACATTACCGATAGTGGTGGTGGATTTACAAGCCTACCAACAGTGGAAGCGGACCTTCCGAGATTCTTACTTAAAACAGAAGGATTAAGAACAGACTTTACTGGTGATGTTCTCACAGACACTGAGGTAGCATTTAGAACCAGAGATATTAGAGAAGGGCTCTTCATAAAAGGATTGACTTCAGGAGCACAGGCACAGATACTAGGACACGAAGGTGCACTAGATTCTAACGGTAATGAAATTTTTGATGTTGATATAAAATTCGGAACCTTCCAGGAAGGTGAAGAACTTTCATATGGTGACATTACCAATCAAACACAGATTTCAATTCTGGTTGAAAGTGGAATATACGAGGAAAACTATCCAATCAAGGTTCCGCAAAACGTTGCCATTATCGGTAATGAATTTAGACGCTGTATTGTTAAACCAAGGAAAGGAACTTCAAGTTCTCCATGGGCATTCCAAAGATTTAGAAGAGACACAGAGATAGATGGACTAGAAACAGCAACACAATTGTTTGGTTATCACTATCTCGAGGATCCAACTCAACCTGTATACCCTAAGATCAATAATGGCGGTGGATACAAATCTTCAGCACAATTAATCAAGTTAAACAGGATATTCTTACAGAATGAAATTACTGCGTGGATTAACTATCAAATAACAAATAATATTGCTCCTTTTAGCACATCATTTACATATAACGAGAGTCTTTGTAAGAGAGATGTAGGGTTAATACTTGATGCAATGATCTTTGATATCAAGTATGGAGAGTATAATAGAACAATATCCGCTGGTCTCAAGTACTATCAGAGTGCTAGTGGTAGGATAGCAATCACAACACAGTTATCCCAAACAATTGCTGCATTAGAATACCTAGAAAGCATACTGGATAATATTATAAACAATGATGCCATAGGTACTCTTTATCAAACTACATTTCCACAGATAACTGACGGCGCCTTTGTTAAGGAAACTGGCACTGAACAGGTTCTTGCTGATTTATTTGATGCACTGATTGATGTTATTGACGGGTCTGGTTCTGTAAACTATCCTAAGGACAACGAGAAACTGGATGTGTTCCTATGTAATGATGCGGTTATATTAAGAGCACTGACAATGCAAGGCCATGGAGGCTTCTCCATGGTGCTGGATCCAACAGGACAGATACTTGCTAAGTCGCCCTATGCACAGGAGTGTGCATCATTCTCTAAATCAATTAACGCTCAGACATTCTCTGGTGGTATGTTTGTTGACGGATTCTCGGGTAACCTACAGTTTAGACATGCATCTTCAACTTCACCAACTAGAATAGAAGTTACTGGGTTGGATAGATTTCCTGAATTACCAGCATCATTCATTGTTGGTGATGACATCTTTAAGGTTAACTATGTAAGAAACTTTTCATACAGCCCAAGCGGAAGCTCTGCTTCGTTGGTATTGGATGAGACTACTCCTTTTAATTTAACTCCAGGATCACAAACCATAACGAGCATCAGTGTGGGAGACCCTGCTATCATAACCAAAGTTGATCATGGACTACAGGCAGGAGCAACGATTGTCTTTACAACAACAGGATCTTTACCCACAGGAATAACTGCTGGTAAAGAATACTATGTCTCTGAAAGTGGCTTAACAAATAATACTTTTAGAATAACAGAAAAATTCTTAAGCGATATTGAAGTAATTACGTCAGGAGCAGGTTCAGGCACACACAGTTATCAGAGAATATATGAAATACTAATGCCTGGTAACAGATCAATGCTGTCCAATGACTTCACGCAGATTGCGGACATGGGTTACGGACTATTGGCAACGAACGGTGGATTGACTGAAGCAGTGTCAATGTTTACCTACTACTGTTACACTTCATACTATTCTCTCAATGGTGCACAGATTAGATCCATTGCTGGATCATCCGCACATGGTGTTTATGCACTGGTGGCAGAAGGATCCGATCCACTCGAAGTTCCAACTCCGACTTCACTCTATTATGATGTTGCACAAAGAGTAGATTGTTATTTCCCTAGTTCATCATTCCAGAATGTTAGTGGCGGTTTGGACATACACGTAACAAATTACGATTATACTCCACTGAATAATTCAGAACTGGAAGTTGATCACGGAAATTTAATTTATAGATATCCTGTGACATCAGTATCAACCACTGATTTACCTCCAGGGGTTGCAAAACTAAATCTTACTTCGGATGATACAGGAAACTTTGAAGGACTATTTGCAGTCATACCAAATGGTACAAAAATGTCATTGAGATCCAACTCTCAAATTATTCTAACTGGTGAACTAGCAGACGTTGCTACAAGACCTTCAACAGGTTTACGCTTTTCTGAATCACCAACTGATGTTTATCGTGTTCTACAGTTTGAGGATTATGACGATGAAGCAGATGGTAGAGGAGCATTGGATGTAGAATTTACAGTAGCAGATCCAACCGTATTAACTTTTACAATAACTGTAACAGATATTGCAGGAACGGATACGCTAACGACTGATAGAAATCACGGTTTACGAATTGGCGATACTTTTACTCCTAAGGCAACGGCAAATGGTTTAACTGGTGGACAAACATACTATGTATATGATGTTCCTACTTACAACACACTACAACTTTCGACCACATCAGGCGGAAGTTTATTAAGTGGATTAACAAATGGCAGTGGTTTGTCATTGGTAAATGTTATTGCTCACAAACAGTTGGCTGATTATAGATTACAGTTTGACTCAACAGGTACACTACCAACAGGTATAGAAGCGGGTAAAACTTACTTTGTTTTAGAAACTAATCTAACAGCAACAACGTTTGAAATTGCAACTGTAATTAATGGTGCTCCGGTAGAAGTAACTGCACCTGGAACGGGCAGCATTACTGCCGTGGCAGATGGTATTACCAAAACTACACTTAGAGAAAACTATGACTACGTCGATCTAACAGTTTATCAACCAAGTGAGAGCATAGGAACCACGGGTGCAAATCCTGTAACCCCAGGGCCACTTACTACCCTTTCAAGCATTTCAATTGCATCCCCTGCTGTGTTTACAACCAGTTCACCACATGGGTTTTCACAGGGTGATGTTATCAAGTTAGAAACTACTGGTACATTACCAGTAGGATTAAATGAAAGCACACACTACTTTATTTCAAATAATGATGCGGATGGATTAGGTGCAAGTTCGGTTCAATTTACTGTAACAACTGTGCCGCCCTCACTTGCATCATCAGTAGAAGTTGATACTTCTGGTACACAAAGCGGTACTCAGAGTTTTGCCAAAGTATTAGGTAGAGCGGGCGATACAACAATTACTGTTGTTCCTGTCGCTCCTGAAGAAAGAAGCAGAGTTAATAATTCTAGATTCGTTTACAGGGGAGAGGAATACATAATTGATTTATACGAATCAGAAGAAGACCTAAACGAGAACTATGCTAGAATTACTCTTAACAGACCATTAGAAGATTCCGTAATAGAATTTGAAGGTTCGTACACCATTAGGAGTGCCGTTCCGATTAGATCATTCGGTGCTTACGGTAATCTTACAATTAGAATTTCACTAACACGTGTAACAGGACATGATCTACTAGAAATTGGAACAGGATCTTATGCTGATACAAACTATCCAAACGAAATTTACGGTCCGGCGGTTAATGCACTAAATGATTCTAACGAAACTGATGAAAGAACAGTGGGACGTGTGTTCTATGTAACCACTGACCAATTTGGTAACTTTAATGTAGGACCTTACTTTAGAGTTGACCAAGGAACGGGACGAGTTACATTCTCTGCTGCGATTGCATTGAGTAACTTGGATGGTATTGGATTCAAGCGTGGTGTTCCGATTTCGGAATTCTCGACTGATAGTTCATTCTCTGACAACGCGGTTGATACGGTTCCAACTGAGAACGCAGCAAGACTATATATCGAAAGAAGATTGGGTATCACACACAGTGGTGCTCCTGTCATTCAGGCTAACCTAATACCACCAATTACTGGTGGATACATGGCACTCGATGGTCAGTTAGCCATGAAGGCCAACATGAATTTGGATCAAAATAAGATTGTAAATCTTGCTGATCCGGTTAATCCTCAGGATGCTGTTAATCTACAAAGTTTAACCTATGCTAACCTACAGGAATTTACCTTTACGGATCTTAAGGCAAATGACATCATGGTGTTCACTGGCGTGGGTAATGACGCCATCAATGCTTCCGTGGTTGGTGATATTACACTTAACATAGATTCAACAGCAAACACAATTGACGCACAGATTGAACCTAACGTAATTCTTAATGCTGATGTAAACACAAATGCAGGAATTGTGCAGAGCAAACTATCAATGACACTCGCCAGTTCAAGAGCAGCGGCTCCTACAGGAACTGCCGCAGTCAAGCAGGCAGCAAGTGGTGTTTCGAGTTATGACAATGCGGTATTCACGGTAACTGATGGATTCGTAACACTAAAAACCAATGGTGTTGCTAAAACTAAACTTGCACAGGTTGCTGCACAGAGCGTGTTGGGTAACTCCGCACTTACCACAGGAAATGCCGCAGACGTTCTATTCACAACAGTTGTGGATGCGGGTGGATCAGTTAAGAAATCACAGTTTGGTAGTGTTGGATTCCTAGCAAGAACGAATGCTAGTTCAGGAACATCAGACAGTGATTATGCAGTAATTAATTACGCGGCTGGTTCAAGCACCGTTGTAGAAGCAAACAAACTCATTAGAAGAGATTCAAACGGTGACTTTGGTGGTAGAATCATAGACGCCCAACAGTACAACATAGATGGGTTTGAAGCAATTGATTCAGGAACATCCGGCTCAGGAGGATTCGTAAGGGTTCACACATATGGTGGTAGTGGCGGTTCAGGCGGTGGAGGTATCTTCCTACAGGATGGATCACTAGCCGCTGACAAGGCTTCGTACTATGATAACGATACTCACACATTTAGAACGCAGAACGGTTTGGCTAATGCTCCCATAATTGCATCCAGCATACAGGTTGCGGCACTAACAACAGGCGGCAATACAACCGCTGGTACTGTTACTGGTAGATGGAGCCTAACAGGAAGTTCACCAAACGAATCAAGATTTGAGGCAACATACTCTGCAGACGTTGCAGAATACTACGAGGGTGACAAGGAATACGAAGTTGGAACAGTTCTAGTATTTGGTGGTGACAAGGAAGTCACAACAACTAACACCAATATGGACAAGAGAATTGCTGGTGTTGTGTCAAACACTGCGGCATACGTGATGTATACTGCTTGTCCTGGACACAAGAATCTAGTTGCACTCGTTGGTAGGGTTCCTTGCAAGGTAGTAGGAAAGATTAAGAAGGGTGACATATTAGTAACGGCAGGGATACATGGCGTGGCAACCGTGAGCGATGATCCTAGGGTAGGAACAATAGTAGGAAAGGCGATCGAAGATTACGATAGCGATCATATTGGAACAATTGAAATAGCGGTGGGTAGATCATAATGGCATACGATAATAATATTAATCCAGGCAATCCACCACTAGTATGGAGCAGAATTAAGGAAGCCTTTGATAAAGTAAATGAAAACTTTACCATCATTGGTGCAAACCTTGCACGCGAAAGAGAATTCAATATAGCACATATAGAATCAGGAACTGCTGAAAGTAATCCTATAAGAATAGTTACAACTGAAGTTCATGATTTTACAGATGGGCAATTAGTATTTGTTTTTTCTACCGGTGTATCACAAATAGATAATACTGAATTTTATATTAAGAAAGAAAGCGAAACAGAAGTATTACTTTATGCTGATGCGCTGCTAACAACTGGAGTCAACGGAACTTCTTTCGATGCATATTCATCAGGTGGCGGAAAGATACAAGGATTTTCGGAATATGCAGGAATAGATTTTGAAAACTTAAATTCAAATGTATCTCCAAACTCAGTAGCAACACTTAATCTTGGTAGTGAAGCAAAACCATGGAAGTCTCTGTATGTTGGTCAGTATACTGATGATGATGCTAATAGTGACAACGGAGTTTGGTTAGGAACGGCACAGATTAGAGGTAATCCAGACGGATCAATCACGCTACCCGAAGGATCAACGGTTGGTACTGATCTCATTATCAATGACGAAAATACATTTTTCAAGGCCGTACAGGTTGATGGAGGAAACAGGGTAGAGGCAGATGAATTTGCCGATACAATTAATTTAATTAGTGGCACTGCAATCTCCATGAGTGTTGACAGTGGTGCTGAATCTATCACTATTGATAATACCGGTGTTACACAACTTGCAGCAGGTAGTGGTATTAGTGTCAGTGCTGCTACGGGTAATATTACCGTTACAAATACAGGTGTTAGAAGTTTACAGAATGTAACAGCATTACCGAGTGGTAGAACACAGGGTGCTGGTATTAACATAAGCGGTTCGACAGGAAATAATCTTAAGGTTACTAACACAGGTGTATTAGAAATACAACCTGGATCTGCGGCACTTACAGTATTTACAGATGCTGCAACTGGTATCGTTACCATTACAAATGCTGCACCGGCAGGTAATGCATTTAGATTTGTTGATGTTGACGGAAGCATGGGTCCAGCAATTGAGGCTAACTCAGTTGCGGGAACGCTTAACTTTGTTTCAGGAAATGGTATTGCACTGTCAGGTGATGCCGGAAGCGATGAAGTTACCATAGCATTTAGTGGGGTTGCTGATATTACTGGTTCAGTTTTTGCAGACGACTCAACCAAAATGGTTGATGCCGTTGAAAACGAAATGTATGCATCGGGAGGATTCTTTGGTGACTTAACTGGTGATGTTTTAGGAAACGTTACAGGAAACGTTACAGGAAACGTTACAGGAAACGTTACAGGAAATGTAACTGGAGATACAACAGGTTATCATACAGGTGACGTTAAGGGTTCAGTATTTGGAGACGATTCAACAAAACTTGTTGATGCCGTTGAAGGTGAAATATACGGTGACTTCTATGGAACACTAAGAAACCAAACTTGGATGGCTGGATATGACGGTTACCTTACTATTGCAAATGGTGGCTCTACTGGTCCAGGTGCTATACAGATTGTTGCATCAGCCAATTTAGATTTAACAGCAGGTGCTGGATACACAATTAATGCAAACAGAAACATTGTTGCATCGGGTGGTGTTACGGGTAATACCACGGGTTACCACACAGGTGATGTAACAGGATCTGTTTTTGCAGATGATTCAACACAATTAGTAGATGCGGTTAGTGGTGTTCTTAGAGGAACACACATTGGTGATGTCATAGGTTCAGTATTTGCTGATAACTCTACTTTACTTGTAAATGCAGTTGATGGAACACTTGCATATGATCCTGCAACGCCAGGCGATTGGGATGGAGACGCTCCGACCACGGTAGGGGAGGCGCTGGATAGACTAGCAGCCGTTGTCAAAGTATTAAACGGTGGAACAGGAGCGTAGGTAGATGGCTAAACTAACAGTAAACATTGGAACTAGCGCAAACGACAGAACGGGTGATAACCTACGCACAGCGTTTAACAAGATTAACCAAAACTTTGATGAACTATATATTGGGCCTCCACAACTTACGCAGGCTGAAATAGATGCACTCACACCAGTTTTTGGTATGATGGTTTACAATACAACAACAGGAAAATTTCAAGGTTATGCTGCTGATGCAAATAATGACAGTGCAGCAGGGTGGGCAGATCTCCACTAAATATAGATATAGGAAGCGAAATGGCAACGATACAAACAATTAATGTAGGTAACTTAGTAAACGATGGTCTTGGTGATGATCTAAGAACCGCGTTCCAGAAGGTTAATGCTAATTTTGCTGACCTTAATGCGGGTCTAACGATCACTGCATCCAATGTTGGTAATGCTGCCGGCATATTTAAGGCGAAGGTCAATAACGACTTACAATTTAAAACTCTAGTAAGTGGCGATAAAATTCTAATTCAAGAATCCGAAAATTTCTTAACCGTTAATTCAACACAGGAAGATGCATTCATAGGGTTTGATACTGACAGTGGAAGCATTTCTGCATCAACATATGAACAGATAACACTACAGGGTACTGCTGCACCTTTATCAGAAACAGGGATAAAGGACATTGAAGTTACTGCGTCAGGTAGCACAGTTAACTTTAAAACAATTATTCCTGTAACGGAATATTTACAGACATATGATTTTGGAAGTATAAATGGAATCTATGCCAATGCCATTCAATTGGCAATGCAGACTGCAAACATTGATTTTGGAACACTAACATTTACATCAGACATTGACCTCGACTGCGGCGGTCTAACCTAGGAGGATAACCACTTATGGCAGTGACTTGGATAACGCCAGCGGGAGACCTAGGAACACTAGAAGAAAGAATAATTACATCAGTCCCCATAGAAGCAACTACTGATACTGGTAATGCTATTTCCTATTCTGTTATTGCAGGAAATCTCCCAAGAGGAATGATTCTAGTAGGTAATACTATAAAAGGTTCTCCAGCAGAAGTTACTAAATTTACGGAATATAGATTTGTAATACGTGCCGATGACGGAGATAAGGAAAAGGATAGAACATTTAAAATTGGTGTAGACGGTGCAGATATGCCAGAATGGATTACTCGAGAAGGATTTTTAAATGTTGGAGCAGGACAGGCTTACTTTGTATTGGATGATGCACAGGTTGATTTCCAACTGGAAGCAACTGATCCTGATGTAGTCGCAGGAGAAAATCTTGAATATTACCTGGTTCCTAATAGTGGAATACTTCCATATGGTTTAAGCCTTTCAAAGACTGGTAGAATAAGCGGATTTACGCAGCCAATACCGGCCATAGACTATGCAACAGCAGTAACTGGTGCCTATGATACAGCATCATTTGATACCGTTCCGTTAGACATTGCAAAGAATAATAGTCTTGGATTTGATAGTTTTTTCTACGATAACCAATACTATGACTATGGAGAGCAGGGCGTAGTACCAAAAAAATTAAGCAGAATATACACATTTGGTGTTGCAATTACAGATGGCATTAATGCCGTTAATAGAATTTTTAAGATTTATGTTGTATCAGAAGAGTTCCTAAAGGCCGACAACACATTAGTTCAGGTTGATACTAATTTATTCCAGGCAGATAATACTAGTGATAGGGTTCCTCTATGGATTACCGATTCCTATCTAGGAAGATATAGAGCCAATAATTACATTACTCTGTTTCTAGATGTATATGATCCTCCAACTCTTTCAGGAGTAATTAGTTATTTTATAGTTGAAAATAATCCCGACGGTACACCAAGCACACTTCCTCCAGGACTTGAACTTGATACCACAACCGGAGAACTTGCAGGCAAGGTTCCTTATCAGGCTGCCGTAACCAAAACATATCAATTTACACTAAAAGCAGTTAATTTTCCTGCGAGTATAGCACAACGAAATTATACGCTCGTCGGTGACTGGAGTTCTACTAGATTTTATCAAGAAAATGAAGCAGTTAGATACGACGGTTTCATATACATATGCAAATTAGAAAATATAAATCAATTACCAAACGAATCAAATTCCATTTATTGGCAATTAGGTGTTGGAACAACTGACAAAACATTTACTGTAGACATAATAGGTGAAATCGAAAGTTCAATACAGTGGGTAACTCAACCCGATCTAGGAATAATAAAGCCTAATCAACCTAGCAAACTATCAGTTGAAGCAATTAGCCAACTGTATGGTGGCCGTGTTACTTATAGCATCACACAAGGAAATCTTCCTCCTGGTTTAGAATTTTTATCCAATGGAAACATAATAGGCAAGGTAACACAGTTTGCTGATGATGATCAAGAAGGATTAACAAGATTTTTTGATAGAGATAGCAGTGAGATAGATTCAACTGGATCAACCAGTTTTAAGACAACATTTGATAATCAAACTACCAGTTACGACAAAAGATTTCAATTTACAATCGAAGCATCCGATGCTTCTGGATTAGCCAAAGACACTAGAACCTTTACAGTAAGAGTTGTTTCTGATAGTCAGAAAACTTTTGCCAACATATATGTAAAAGCATTCCAAAATAAACAAAAAAGATTGGACTGGTTTAACTTCATTACCGATGCAACTCTTTTTGTTCCTGAGGATATTTATAGATATGGTGATGAAAATTTTGGTGTGCAAACCGAAATTAAAAGTTTAATATTTGCAGGAATAGAAAGCACTGCCGCCACTCCGGTTGTGCAGGCAATGAGCAGAAATCATTATAATAAAAGATTAACATTTGGAAGTCTAAAAAAAGCACAGGCAAAGGATCCTAACACGCAACAAACACTTTATGAAGTTGTATATGTTAATATCGTGGATGAATATGAAAAGAATGATAAGAGTATTTCTAATGAAATAGAATTATCAGACAATATTAATAGTAAAGTTTTGGTAAGTTACGATAACATAACCATAGACAGTGACATTCCATTTGCCAGCGATGCTGACTTACAAAGAGTGTTTCCTAATTCTATTAAGAATATGAGAAGAAGAATTAGAGACATCGGTGAGAGAGATAGAGAGTTTCTTCCACTATGGATGAGAAGCATACAGGAAACAGCAACATTCGAACTTGGATTTACTAAGGCATTGGTAATTTGCTATGCAAAACCAGGTAGAGCCGACACTATTATATCTAGAATAAAAGCAAGTGGATTTGATTTTAAAACCATAGATTTTGTTGCTGATAGATATATCATTGACATTTTGGATGGACAGATACAGGACACATACATACAGTTTCCACAGGACAAAATAACCAAGCATACTGATTCACCGCCAAAACCGGATCAAAATGACAAGAATCCTAGAGATCGCAGAGATGGCGGCTTTCGCGTAATCGCAAGTGGATTCTAAACAAATCTAGTATGATAAATATATACTGAATACAATGGAGATAATAGCGTGGCAAGATCGAATAACAGTTTAATTAACTATTTAAGCATTAATGAAAACTTCCCAGTTGCTGGGCAGGACAATGACACACAGGTGTTCAGAGATAATTCTGATACAATTAAAAACAGCCTAAGAAATGCTAAGGACGAAATCACAGACCTTCTCTCAAATGCCGCGTTCAAGGATGAGGATAATGATTTTGAGTTAAAATCAATTTCTAGAGCAGTCTTATTGAACAACAGAATAGGAAAATTCGATGGCGGTGCTGTTACTGCATCACCAACAACCATTGATTATAAAAATGGTGATTACCAAATTTATAGAGTAGGTGGAAATATATCAATGGATTTTTTAAATTTTCCAGGAGATCCTGTATTCACATCTGAAACAACTCCAATTGGTATGGGAAAGGTAACACTGGAACTTTATAGTGATGGCTCATCAAGAACTGTTAATTTTTTAACTTCGGGCGGTACTGTGATTAAGAGCAAAGACTTTCCAGGGTATGCAAGCGGATCACCTGTGCTAACACTAACATCTGCCACAGATCCTGTAATGATTGAAGTGTGGAGACACAATTCCACAGTTATATACATGAGATACATTGGCGCATTTGCATAATGTTTCATCCATTCCAGGAAGATCCAAAAGAACTCACAGACACTGAATTAACTCAGAGAATATCCGAATTGAGCAAAAAATATACCACTGCCGCACGTTTAGGCAAGGGTGAACTGTTGACACAACTCCAAACATTTGTTACAATATATAGAGATGAATTACGTAGAAGAGCAATGCAACCTACAAAAACAAATGATCAAGATAAGGATTTGGATCAACTTATAAATGTCGACTAATAGTATAATAGAAGTAATAGAAGGAATTAAGAAACACGGTCCAGAAATATTGGAACACTGTGTTATTCAAGATGCAGATTCCTATTTGGCAAGAATTGCTGATGAATTCTTGGATTATCCAAAACCCAAATCTAAATTGAATACCGATAATTGGTTCATGCCAACTAGTTATAAGCAGATTGATATAGAAAAATTCGTGCTTGGCAATTGCAAAACCGAAGAATATACAGAAAGAGCAAGACTTGAACTAGATGAATTCAAGAAACGTAATCTTATTATGCTACTAAAACAGGTAAAATATATAGTAGATACACTTAGAAAAAACAATATTGTATGGGGAGTAGGCAGAGGTTCAAGTGTTGCAAGTCTAGTTCTTCACATATTAGGGGTCCACAAGATTGATCCGATTAAATACAATATACCAATAAACGAATTCTTTAAACAAGGAGAATGATATGGCTAGAACAGTAAGAAGCATGCGCGGCAAGGAAATTGACATGGAAAAGTTAAATCTTAAGAATGAAACTTTACCAGCAGTTGGTAACATGAAGGTAAATGCACGCGGTGATGAAATTGGCAAGGGTGGTAAGGTAGTAAAGACTAGAGAGGAAATTCTAAAAGATTATTACGATAAAAACCCAAGAGCAATCAAAGAAGAAGTAGTAGATAGAGCAAAGAAACAATAAGAAAGGTTTGCATATGATTAAGGGCAAGGTAAGAGCCATCCATGAGGATGTTTTAGTAACAGGCATGCATTTTGGCGAGACAAAGACCGAAGGTGGAATTATTATCCAGTCTGATGATGCAAAGGCACACGGGGTAAAACCACGTTGGGCACAGGTATATGCTAAAGGTCCAGAGAACACAGACCCTTATGAAGTGGGAGATTGGATCCTAATTGAACACGGACGCTGGACTAGAAAGATTGAGATAGAAAATGAAAAGGGTGAAAAGATTGATCTGCAGAAAGTTGAAGTGGGATCCATCCTAGCATGGCAAGACGAAGCCCCATCAAACCTTGCATACT